TGGTATCAGTACGGATAGTTAATGACCCACCCGAGTTGATTGTCCATGCCTCACCAGCAGTACGTGCTACGCCGCCATCAAGATAAACGTCTGTGGTAATAGTAGCCATTAGCCAAGAACCTCCGCAGCCCTACCAGCCGCAAGCAGGCCCATCTGCTCAAGTGCGTTGACACCCACCGTTGTTTCTGGGAATGACAGGTCAATCTCTTCAGACACCATGAAAAGCTGCCAGAAGTAATCCACCATCGGCTGTTGTTCGACAGCGGTCTTGATAGCTGCAAACTCCTCTGGCGTGAAACGGGCAAGAAAGGCACGCTTGGTGATGATATTCCCTGTGGCAATTTCGGCTGTCTCTGGAGCCTTTGGTGTAACAATCAACTGCCCACCACGATAATCAGCAGTACCACCGTTGCGGAGAATCTCTTCTTGAATTGGAGAAACCTCACGCTCTGCATCAGCACCTTCAAGAGGTTCATCCAGCCAGTATGTGTTTCCGTCTTTTAGGTAGATTTTCATAACCATTTACCAAAGACCAACAATACCTGTTGCGGCTGTACCGGTCAAGTTGACTCGTTTGATTTGAATAGGAATCGTACCACCAGCAACGGCTGTAAACTGAACAACTTGATCATTTGCAGTCAATACCGTAACTGTACCTGCACCAGCAACATAAATGCAAGCCACTTGTTGATCCAGCAAAGTCGTATTGTTTGGAGTGATTGCTACGGCATTTTTGAAGGTTTGCATGAAATACTCCTTAGAATAAATTTAAACCTATACCTGATGAAATTGATAACGATTCGCTGTCTACCCAATGGGACTCTCTTGATAATGAATCCACAACAGGACTTACAAGTGGTATATATTTCTGTCTGCGAAGTCTGACAGTTTTAAGATATTGAGACATAGGGTCAATCTGATCTTTATATTCTGAGTTAGGAAAATCTATACACTCGGATTCAAATTCTGTCAACCACGTACATTTATGAAGAGCGACACCGCTATGCACTTCAACATCAGCATTTTCAGGTAACCAACAGTAACCAGCTTCTATTGCTGATGCTTCTACTTCCATTCTCATGATTTTATCCATAAGTCCTGGTTCAATAGCTTTTACTGGATACTTTCTTTCTTCTCTTAAATCTTGGATCAGAACAGAGCCTGATGATTTATCCTCAATCAAAATTTCATTTGGTTGCCATTCGTCACAAATAAGTTTAGCCACTCTTTTTAATTCAGGATAACGAGCTTTCTTTCTCCACACGTATAGAAGAAATAAACCTGCCGATGTTTCAACCCATACCTCACCTACTGAATATGCGTGAAGCTCGGTTTCTTTTAATGCTGTATCAAATGAGATTGAAAGTCTTAACCATGTTTCTTGTGGTGGCATTGTTTTATAACGTTGAAACTTATCTAACGGTATCATTGCACCTTCACGGGGTGCTGGTCTTTGTTGAATCTGACCTGCTGTACCGTATGGACCAAGACCCTTTTCAAGGGTTGCCATTTCTTTTTCGCCAAAACGCTCTTCCCACAATAACTGACCTTCTTCTGTTCTAGGATCAGTAAAACCATGAAAAGTTCTAAGGCTCATTTTTCTTCGTGAATCACATTCGTAACGACCCGGTAAAACAAGGTACACATAATCATCACCATATTTTGACATTATGTGACCTGTTAAATCTTTAGCGTGGGAACGCTGTTGAATCTCAATCAATGCACCAGTCTTAGGATCGTTTAAACGTGACTGTATTACTTCGTCAAACCAATCATTAACACCTGTTCTGATGATGTCAGATTCAGCTTCCTGCACGTTGTTTGCATCGTCAATGATAAGTATGTCACCACCTTCACCGGTTGCCACACCTGTCACCGATGTTGATATTCTGTAACCACCTTTATCATTATCAAAACGTATCTTAGTGTTCTGGTCTGAAGTCAGTTTGAATCTATCACCAAACCATGATTTATATTTTGGCCCTTCAAGAATACGTCTTGATTTAACACCGTCCCGAATTGACAAAGATGAAGCATAAGAAAAATAAACAAACTGTAATTCCGGATGATTTATCCACGCCCACGGTGTAGTTGCAACTGAAATAATAGAACTTTTGCAATGTCTAGGTGGAATATTAACAGCAAGTCTTAAAATTTCCTTATTTATTACAGCCATAACGTGATCTGAAATAGCGTCTATGTGCCAACCATGAACATAATCATGTGGATCAATTGTTGACCACATACATTTTAAGAACTCGGCAAGACTTTTTTCAGACAGAATTTTATCAACTTCGTCAAGTGGCAAATTGATAAATTCTTCCGCTTTGCTTACATCGAGCCTGTCATGATGATATTCAGCATTATGACTTCTTAGAGGTCTAGCCATTACACGTTCACATAATCAGCATCAGTTATTGTTTTACCTGCTATTTGAAGAACTTCATCCACCTCTAATTCTGTGGGGTTCAATTCGATAGGTTCATTCTCTTTATGGGTTTGGATAATTTGACGTAGGTTTTTCAACTGTTCTACTGACATTTTTGATAAATCAGCAGTCAGTTTAACTTGGGTTTTTACATCTTTGACTTCACCTTCTATTTTTGCATTGACACTTGACTCAGTTTTCCAACGGTCTTTACGTCTATTATTTAACCAATAAGTGATTGCTTTAACATTCGGTAGAGCTTTTTTCTTACTTACTGACTTAGTTTCTATTAGATTACCGTTCCTATCAAAACCTTCTGTGATCGAAACCTCTTCATAATCAAAACCTAGAGCGGTTTGAAGTAAGGTTTTTTCAACAACATTGCTGTTGAAGTAGTCTATACCATCATTGATTGATTTTTCAAATTCAG